GCAAAGATGCGGCCGACCACCATGATGGCGGTGCCGATCGCCTTGAAGCCGCCGATGATCCTGAGCATGCCCGCGCCGAAGCGCCACAGCGTACCAACGATGGAGAGCAGCGCGCCGAGCGGACCCGCCAGCAGGATGACACCGACGCCGATCAGCACGTTCTTCATGCCGCCCAGCCAGGTGACCAGATCCTTGATGCCGACAACAATGTCGCGAACGTCGGAAACGAACCCGCGCCAGTCCACTTGACGCATCCAGGTGATCAGTTCCTTGAGCGTGGAGACCAGACCGTCGGAGATCTCTTTGGCGACTTTCTTGAGCGTGCCGTCTTTTTCCCACTGGTCCACCAGCTTAAGCACGCCCTGCAGCTGCTCTTTGAGCATGTCGAACATGCCCGAGTCGCCGATCATCTTGGTGAACTTGGTGATCTGGTCCATCAGGTTCGACCACATGCCCGTCCACGTTCCGGACAGCTTATCCATCGCGCCGCCGTAGCGACGGTTCCAGATGCCGGTGATGGTCGATTCGATCATCTCTTTGCTGCTGGCCTTGGCCTTTGCGGCCATGGTCTTGCCGTTCTCGGTCCAGGTGTACACGATGGTGTCGCCGGCCTTGCTGGCTTTGATGCCGAATTCCTTGAGGCGCTCGTTCTCGCCGGTCATGGCATCGGCCAGCGCTTCGACGGCTTGCATTACGTCCTTGCCCATCGCGGCGGCGGCATTGCCTGCGGACATCAGCGCGCCGTTCTGAGGTTCGATGCCGTAGGCCTTCAGCTTGACGAAAGCATCCGTCACCTGGTTCAACTCATATGGGGTCTTCACGGCGAAGTCTTGCACCCAGTCCATCGACTTGCGCGCCTTGTCGGAGCTGCCTTCGATGGTTTCTAGGATGGTGCGGTAGCGTTCGAATTCGCTGCTGACGTCCACGATCTTCTTGATCGAGAAGGCGAGCCCGCCGGTGAGCGCGGCGGTAGATAGACCGATCTTGGTGAGCAGTTCACCGCCCGCCCCGCCTACATCGCGGATGGTCTTCGAGGTGAGGCGGACAGAACGCTGGATGCCCTTGAGCGTCGGCGTGAGCTTGTCGACCGCGCTGATGATTGCTTTGAGCTGGAACTTGTCTGCCACGTCACTGCTCCTCTTGTTGTATCTCTGCGATGCGCCTGCCGTGTTGCTCGTACTGCATCAATCTCGACAGCGGCAGTGCCAACACTTGCGACGGATCGAGCCGCCAAAAGTAGGCGACCTCGAATGCCCTGTCTTCCAGCAGCTCGCCGTCTATTCCCCGAAAAAACCCAGAATCTCCGTCATCGCTTTGCTGAAGTCTGGCAACGACATCTGTTTGACACTGGATGGCGGGATGCTCGCCAGGCGGGCGATCAGTGCGCCGATCACATCGGCCTTGGGCGTGGCAGTGCCGTCGCCGATCGACATCGGATAGCCGCATGCCATCACGTCTGCTGTGGTGGGCTCGCGCAGTTCGATCTCTTCCACGTCCTTGTCGTGCACCTTGATCGGCTTGCTCAGCTTGATGGTGCTCATTGCCAGATGCCCTTGATGCCGTTGAACTCGTACTCGGCGGTGCCGGCTTCGCTGTCATAGCTGGGCTCGCCCACGACGTATGCGCCGGACAGGGTGTAGACCGAGCCGTTTGCAAACTCGGTGGTGATGCTCATGTCGTCGGTCTCTTCCAGCTTTTCACGCGGGAAGGTGCTGCCGACGAACAGGGTGGCCTTCATGTAGGGCGTGCGCTGTTCTTCCTTGTATCCGGCGACGCCAGTGGTGGACATCAGCGTGGAGCGATTCACGCTGGTGAGTGGCGCTTCGATCTTACCCGAGGCTTCGAGCTGTTCGCCGTCTACCTTGAAATAGCAGGTGCCTGCCAGTCTTTTGCTCATTGCGTTCTCCTAATAAAAATGCCCGGTCATGCCGGGCCTGTGGGGTTGGTGTGTGCGCTTAGTATTGCAGGCGGAACTGGGCGAGCACGGCGAACACGCGGAGCTGGTTGACCAGATCCGGCGGCAGCAGAACATCGAGGCGGTTCGGGTCGTCTGCGTTGCGTTCGACGATGAGGTTGGCGGAGAAGGCTTTGAAGTTCTCGCAGATGCCTGCCTCTTCCAGGTTGGCGTACTCGGCCAGCAGCTCGCCACGGATGACGCTGGGGGTGACGATGGCTTGCCCTGCGCCGAAGCGCGTGCCGTCATCTGCCAGCTTGTGGCGCGGATACTTGCTGGTGATGATGCTGCGCAGGCGGCGGATGATGTAGGCCAGGGTGTGCAGTGTTTCGCTGTCCAGATAGGACGGGTCGGCGATGCTGAAGCTGTTCACCTGGTAGCTGGTGATGGCACGCTCGACACGCACTGCGCCGCCGCCGACATAGCTGGTGGCGATGCCGGAGCTGAGCAGCGTCTGGCGCTCGGTGCTGATGAAGCGGCTGCCGGCGGGTGCGGGCAGGATGCCGATCAGTTGTCCGGTCTGTGTGGGGCGTGCCGGGTCGACTGCGATGTAGGCTGCGTTGCGCGCGGCGTAGGCGGCGGCGTAGTCCCAGGGCGTGTTCGGCACGGCGGCTTCGTATCCCGCGATGGTGGCGTGCTGGTCGTTGCGGCCGGTGCCGAGCGTGACGAGGTTGGCGAAGGTGTCTGCCTTGGCGGTGTACACATGGCCGTAGATCTGCTTGTTGTATGCCCAGCGACCAGTGGTGTCGTTCATCAGGGTTTGCAGTGCATCGAGCGAGGTGCTGTCGGTGTAGGGCAGGATGATGAAGTCGTACTCGTCGTCACCCATGGCGGCCAGTGCGGTGGTGAGCACCGGGTCGGTGGCGCCGGCCGACATGGCGACGATGGCGATGGCGACACCCGTCGGGGTTTTTTCTCCGCCGGCCAGACCGCGATAGTTGAGCTGCAGCTTGATGGCGTTGCCCAGGCTGCCTTTGTGCTTCGCGGTAACGGTGACGACGCCGGCCAGCACGGTGGAGGTGACGGGCAGGGTTGTGTCGGCATTGATCGCGGCATTGATCGAGGCGGCAATGACCGTGTCGGCATCGCCATACGTGACGGCGACTTGTACGCGCTGCGCGCCGATGTACAGATTGATCGTGCCGGATTCGCTTGCGGGCCCGGTGACGGTGAGCGTGCCGTTCGCGGCGACGCCGGCGGCGTTGTCTTCCAATGGCAGACACCAGATCTCGCCGGCGATGTCGTTCGCGCGGTAAACCTCGTGCATGCGGGCGAGCATGGAGCCGATGCCAAACTGGTTCTTGGCTTCGTCGGTGCGGCTCACCAGGATGGGCGTGTTGGCGACGGCGACGCCGGCAGCCAGCTTCTGCCCGATGATGAGGGTGCGCAGGGTTTGGCTGAAGTAGGACGCTGCGCTGTTGTCCATCTCCGCATAGAACAGCGGCACGCGGACGTTTGCCGGGATGTTGTTGAACGAGATCATGCTTCAGCTCCTTTGCGCTTGGTGGGTTTTGCTTCGACTTCGGTCACGTCGCCATCTGCTATGCGGCGCAGCCAGTAGGCGGTCGCTTCGACTGCGCGACCTTCGGGCGGCAAGAAGCCGCCCTTCTCCGGGTCGGGAACTTCCCGGCCGGGGGTGGGTTTTACTTGTGCCATGGGTGTCTCCTATTGTTGATGTGTGAGGGTTGCGCTGACTTCTGTCGTGCCGGCAGGTTCGTCGACGGTGAGCCTTGTGGTCGTCAGCGCCGGCAACGCTGCATTGCGGGTGGCACGCCAGGTGTCTTCTTCGGCGATCTCTGTTTCGGCGCTGAATTCGAACTGGTAGTACAGGCGGGCGCGGTCCAGGTCGATCAGGTTTCCGCCTTCGTAACTGATCGGGCCGTGGTCGGTATCCGGCTCCCATCCCAGCAGGCCTTTCCATAGTTCAGAGCGGATGGCGCGCACTGAGGTGATGGAGCCTTGTCCGCGTTCGTCGACTGCATTCGATAGCACGACGACGACGGCGATGGCGTCGGTCAATGGTTGGCGGTAGCCGTTATTGCTCGCTTGCTCGCCGACTTCGTCGTCCATGGGGATAACGTAGGCTGCGGGCATATCGAGATTGGCCGTCTCGGGCAGGCGCTTGTATTCGGCGGCACCGGCCACGTTCCCGTCAAAACTTGCGCAGCGCTCTTTGATCGCGGCGATGACTGAATTGATGTCCATTACTTCCTCGGGATCAGTGCGTCTTGCAGTGTGGCGCGCAATACGCGGCGTGAATTTTCGCGGCGGCGGTCAAGCGCGTCGGTCATGTAGTTTTTGCGGGCTTTGATGTTCATCTTTTCACTGCCAGAGTTCAGAACAGCCGGATAGTAGAAGTCCATCTCTGCTGTCTTTTGCGGCCTGACGACTACCATGAAACCAGAGCGGGATACCTTCGCTTTGATGGCACGCCACAAAGCCCCGGTCTGCCTCCCTGGGTATTCGCCTGCACCGGATATCGCGCGGCGCGCAACCAGTCTGCGCGCTTCTTTCTGTACGTCACGACCCAGGGTGCGCATGCTCTTGCGCACCTTGCGGCGGTCAAAATCGATGCGGCTGAATCCGCTGATCGTGACGTTCGTTTCTAACGTTTGGTTAGACATTACCGATGTTCTCCGTCTCGATCATCACGAACTTGCGCGCGCCCTCCAGATCGCTGGCCCGCCTCACGCGGTAGCGCTGGCCATCCCACTCGATCACATGTTCGCCGGTGATGGTGCGCTCGTTCAGCTCACCGCTGCGGCGGATGATGAAGCGGTCGGTGACGCCCTCCTCGATCTGCTTGGTGCCGAAAAAGATCGCAGCGCCGACGGGCTGGTGCTCCGCCCAGGCTGGCTTGCCGGCATCAAATGTCTGTGTGATGCCGCCACCCATCGCGGGCATGTCTTGCCAGCCCTTGATGACGATTCGGCGGTTCAGCTCGCCAGCGGCAGGCAAGCTCATTACAGCCCCGGCACCCAGTACGGATCGAGCAATCCGGCGAAAAATCCACGCGGGACTTCGGCGACGATGGTGCCGGTGATGATGGCTTCGCGCTGGCCGTACATGGTGCTGATCGCCATCAGCATCCAAGCCTTGATACTTTGCGGCACGTCAGCGGCGGCACCGTAGCCGCAGGTGTAGGCGACGACGACGGAATCGGGCTGAATGCGGCAGGCGGGCCAGGTCTTGCCATAGGCGGGCTGGAGGTAGCCGACCAGCTCGCTGATGACGACCTGGTATTCGGTATCGGCCAGCGTCTGCTGTGCGCCGTCTTCATCGAGATACTTGACCGACTCAACCGTGACAAGGCTGGGCTTCGGCAACTGGATCAGGTCGGTGAACGCCTCCTGCGTGTGCTCCCACTGCTGCGTGACGAGCGCACGGTTGGTGCGGTGCTCGGCCTGCTGGCGCGCGGCGGTGATGAGCGCGGTGATCAGCGTGTCGTCATCGGCGACGTCGACCTTGCAGTGCAGCTTGGCCTCGGCCAGCGTGACCGGCTCGGCAGCGGGTGCGACTTTGAGTGTCAGTCCCATGGGTTCCTCTTAATCGGTTTTCCAAGACCCGGTGCAGATGTCTGCACTGGGCAATGGGAAAGCGACTACGCCTGCAGCGCGGCCAGTTCGGTGCGCTTGGCTTCTAATGCGGCCTGGATAGATTCGCGAGCCGTACCCTTCTCGCCGATGCCGAGCTTGGCCAGCAGCGACGCGGCGAGGCCTTGCGGCTCTTCCTGCGGCAGGCCTGCAGCCTCGGTTTCGAGAGTGGAAATCTCGTCTTGCAAAACCTTGATGGCAGCAGCGCGCTCTTCTCTGGCCTTTTGCTTTTGCGTTTGCTTTTTCGTCACGCCATCGGCACCGCGCACGTTACCTTTCACATACTCGGCAGCACCGCACTCTTCCACCAAGTGATTGGCGAATGCTGCATCGGTGCGCAAAAGATCGCCAGTAGACAAAGCGCCGTAGCGTGATGTCACCACGGTGCCCTTGATCTTGACCTGAACTAATTCACTCATTTGATTCTCCCAAAATATGCAGGGCAGTTGCCTGCCCTGCATCACTCAGCCGGCCAATTACGCCGGAGTCAGATCACCGTAGATCACGGCAGCCGGACGTTCCACCGCCAACATGCAGCGGCGCTCGGCACGAATCGTGACCAGGTTCTTGGTGAAGTTGTCACTGTCGCTGTCGCTCAGTTCGATCACTACGCCTTGACGGTTGTAGAAGGTCGCGGCATTGGCCAGCGATGCGGCCAACACGTTGTCGGCTGTCATGGCGTTGGATGCCACGACCGGCACACCGAACAGCATCGGCACTGCGGAATCGCCAGGCTCACCCAACAGGTAACGACCTGTGGTGTCTTTGGTGAGGCGCAGCGTCCACCAGTCGGCCGGGTTCAGCACGATGGCGTCGGCTGGGTAGTCGGCAACTTGGCAGTCGCCCAGGATCTTGCCGATCAGGTCGAAGCGATTGGTCGGGGACAGACCCAGTGCGTTCAGTGCTGCAGCGGTGTAGCCGTGTGCAGTGAAGTTGCCAGCCTTGGTGAAGCCGGACATGTTCGGCGCAACGCCAGTGCCCTGGATGATCTGATTCTCGACGCGCAGATTGACGCCGTAAACCATGCGCAGATTGATGTACGCGGCCAGGGCGGCATTGTCGGCAGCGAGCTGTTTGCTGATCTTGATCCAATGCGCGATGGTGGCGACAGGCTCTGTGACCAGCGTGGTGGTGATGCCCGATTCAGGCTTGGCGACGCCTTCTGCCGTTTCCGCTGCGGAGTTGGTGAAGACGTTTTCCTTCACGTACTCGACAGCATTGGAGCTTGTGGGCAGGCTGGCCAGCAGCATCTCCAGGGTGAAGATGCGCGCAGCGCCGGAAACGATACCGGGCTTGCGATCGGCGAACGTGTTGCCGACGGTGTTGGTGACGGTGTTCTTCACTTCGAAGCGCGCCTTTTGCTGCTGCCCCCCTGCGAATGCTTTGTATACGTCGCATTTCACGAATTGCGCGCCCCAAGACTCGTCGCCTTTTTCTTCTTCGGCAGAAGCGGTACCGCGCTGCTTCAGTTGCAGGATCTCGTCCGCCAGCTCGCGCTGCTTGGTGCCGAGGTTGTCGATGGCAGTTTGGGTGTCGGAGGATATTTTGCCCAAGGATTTGAACTCGGCTTCGGCTTTGGTTGCCTGATCGGCGAGTTTTTTCTCGATTGCTTCGAGGCCCTTC